CTGAAATAGCGGCTGACAATATGGACATCATAATAACTTCATTTTATGTGATAGTTTGAATGAGAATAATGCTACTTATTACCAAGCAAAATATAACCTTTCTTATATATAGAAAACTATGTTGGCCAAATACTTCTCATTCCCTTTTTTCATTGTGAGTTTAGCAATAGGTCTTCTTTTTGTATATTTGTCTGTGCCTGCTCCTACGGTTATATACGTTTATCCAACCCCAGACAATGTGAAGGAGATTGAGTATAAGGACAAATCCGGTTCTTGTTTCCAATTTGATGCTCAACAAGTATCTTGCACGCAAGAAGCAAAAACGATTCCTATTCAAAACTAAATGTTGTTTGTATATATATGATTGAAAACGCGCTCAAATCACTTAAAACTGACACAGGAAAGTGTATAGTATCTATCATACTGGGTATAGGACTAGCCAGCATCTTTAGAAAATCTTGTGAATCTAGAAATTGTATGATTTTTAACGCACCATCCATAACCGATATAAAACAAAATACGTACAAACACGATGGTAAATGTTACAAATTTGCTGAACGTTCTGTAAAATGTAATCCAACCAAAAATAAGCAGGTCACGTTTGCGTAAAAGTATTTAATATATTTTAAACAGAAATATATTAAAATGGAGGGAACAACGAGTCTAGACGACCTTCCAATATCTCCTCAATCAGAGGCGAACATTCAACTGGAGACTAGAGAGACAAACACGAAAATAGACAGCACTATTAATAATATGCGCGAGCAACGCGATGCGGAGATTTCTTCGGCACTTGGTCCTGGTCCTGGTGCTGGTCCTGGTCCTGGTGCTGGTGTTGGTGCTGGACACAGTGGGCTGGGAGAAAACGTCAACAAATTCGTGTCGGGCGTTCAAGAAGCAGTTGCGTCGGGTGCTCTGGGTCTCCAATCCCGAGACGTTCCGCAGAGTCAAACGCACATTACACAAGACGCACAGATGCAGCCTAATTTTGTTCCTGCGCAAGAACAAGATGATTATATCGGTGCTAGCCAAACAAATCGCGACGTTGTCCGCGAGCATGACGAAAAACGAAAGGTGGAAGAGAGTTATGATACTTTATTTGATAATCTACAAACACCCGTTCTTTTAGCCATACTATACTTCATTTTCCAACTACCTGTTGTAAAACAAACCGTTTTCAGATTAGTTCCAGCCCTGTTCAAGAAGGATGGTACGCCAAACCTGTATGGATACATTACACATTCCATCTCTTTTGCTACTGTGTATACTGCGGTAATGATGACACTGAAATATTTCAGCATTTAGTTTGCTTGCACACCTTTTCAATCTTGACATTAGAAACCCTTGCGAAGATATTGACCACCGCGTCATTGTTATAATCTTTAATATACTTCACATTCTTTATTCCCGATGCGCACATTATTTTCATACAATTCGCACACGGGTAGTGTGTAATATAAGCCGTCGTTCCGTTACAACTGACACCACGTTTCGCACAGTCAGCAATCGCGTTTTGTTCCGCGTGAACGGTTCCAATCTCGTGTTCATCCTTCATAATTTGTTCATGGGCTGCCCCGGGCAAGTATCCATTATATCCTTGTGCGATAATTCGGTTGTCGTTGACAAGAATGCATCCAACCTTTAGTCGCTTACAAGGTGACCTCTTCGAGGTAAGCTCTGTTAGATCGCGGAAATACTCTTCCCATGAAGGTCGTGGTTCGTCCATTTCATATTGTGAGGACATTAGGTTTAAATATTTACTGGTAATATTTAATATTTAAACCAAAATAGATACATTTACAGGAAATTCCACATTGATTTCTTGCGGGTATTTTTCTTCTGTTTTTTCTTCTTCGAATTGCGATTACGATTCTTCTTTCTTGTGCACGCATTTTTGGTGTCTTTAGAATAGTTGTTCCTCGGTATATACCTTAAAAATAACTTTTCATATTCGGCACTGTTACGATTGTCTCGCAATTTCATATACTTTTCGTTTTTCTCTCCACGTCGCTCTCCCATAGTCATCTCATTCCCATAGCAATCGGTGGTGAATCGTTTCAAAAGACCCTTCTGTGCGAGTTTGTTTTCTTTTTGGACATTCAACAAATATTGGGACATGCACAACAATCGATTTACGTCGAAATATTTTTTGTCGTAATAGATGAATGCCAAATAAAACTTCAACATGGTGTCGATTGTGGCGATTTTAACAGGTCGGTTATGACGCTGTATAATATTATAACTGTAGCAATGACGATTATTGAAAATAAAACAAACCGAATTACCACCAACAGTGATCTCATAGTGGTCTGGAACAAATTCTTCGACGCCCGAATGTTTTTTGATGCGCACTTGTTTTATACCGTCTTTCATAAGTCTATTTTTAACTGCGAATGCCGTCGTGTAAGGGTCTAGCGAAAGCGTATCGAAATCGGGCAACTCCACTTCAAGTTTTTTGCGGTCATTAGATGGCATATAGCGTCCATAAAGTGAACATGCCCAACCGCCGAAAAATACAACTTCTTCTTCAATAAGCGCATCGCGCACATTGTAATAAACGTCCCGTTTTGCGGTTTCATTGTCTTTCTTGTCGCCTTGAAAGTCGCGTTGAAATTCGACGGCACCACATCCCGACGCACTGATGGGATGGTATTTATTCAGTTTCGTTAGTCGCTCTGCCACCTTACTCCATCGGTCCACTTGGCCGTCGGGATTTGACAATTCGTTGTAAGACATCATTCGTAATAAGTTTGGTGGGGCATATAGAATACCCTTTTTAAGTATTGCACTCTCAATGACTTTATCGAAGAATTTCTGATCCATATGGGTTATATCCGCAATCTGAAAGTTGTCAACAAATAATTTGAAGGTGCCTTCGTGGAACCCTGCCTTGGCTTCCACACTTTCATACCCTGCCATGTAAAAAATATCGGCCAATCTTTTGACATCCCGCAACGCATTCGAAGAAAAGAAATCATAGTCCGGTATTTCCGATTCAAAATCGTAAAATCTTTCATTCGCGGGCAATATGTTATTTATGGCAATACCACCATAACACACTTGTTTCTTGTCGCGCAGAAACTCTTCTAGTATCTCTACGATATGTTTCACGTTTGAATTTCTAATTGTTTTTTTCCCCCTTTTCTTTTGTGCCACTTTGATAGATGATTTTAGAATATGTAATTCTTTTTCTTCCAACGTCTGGTGACACTCGTTTGTTGCCATTTAAATAATGGATAGATTTTATATATTGAATGAATAAAAGTCTGATTCAATCTCTCTCTTTTCGTATGAATGCTCGGGGCGAGCCGGCGGAGGAAGCTTTATTTTTACCGGAATATGACGCAGCGCCTCAGGTTTCAAGACAAATGCCGACCCCTCTTCATTGAAAAAATTGGTATAGTAGCGCATTTTGTCATCGTTATTTGGAAAACACATGGCAACAAACTGACAGCCATATTTATGTGCGAGTGCTGCTGACGAATTCTCTGGGTGATCGCCAATATCGGGTATACACATCGACATATTTTTCTTGTTGTATTCGACAAGTTCTTTCATATCAGGCGTGAACTTCACATCACGGTAACGGAGCGTCCGCATAAATGCCGAATTGCTGGTAATATTGACATACTCGTCCAATTTAGTTTTCGTAGGATTTGCGTGGGACTTATCCACAATAATCAAAACCTTTCCCTTGAGTTCCTTAAGCTCCACAATTCCGATATTTTCTCCATGGTTTTCAAAACTGTAATCTTTCCCCAATACTCGATTACCTAATATTGCCTGAATATCCTGCGCCATTTTCTCCATAATGGGCGTATTGTTTGTCATAATCCTAAAATGTAAAATCAGTGGGTCACCTGAAACTGGACAAGAGGAAGGCGCAAATGCGTGCTTCGCGATATTATTCATCGCGGTTGCAAAAGGGACATCGTTGTAACTACCTTTCACACTGTAATCATCGTTCGCTGATACGGCAATCACCGGACGATTGTCGACAGAGAATATCTGAAAGTCAAGACATCTTGCTCCTTGACGTATACAAGTATTCAATGCCTTGGTTGAAACGTAGTCGTTCTTGACACCATTACCAGATTGACAGCAATTGTATGCGGTTTTGATATAGTAATCGCGCAAATTGTAACTGAACCTATTGTTAGACTTTTTTGTGTTAATAGTCGACAACTTTGGAAAATCAGAATAAATGCGTTCTAGTCTCAGATTATTTTGTTTCGATTTATTCATTTTCTTAATGCCGTAAATAACAAATAGCGCCAATATCACGATACCAATGACCAATGCCATTATTTCTGGTTTTGCTTTCATCACACCAGTAACAAGACGTTTCCCTAGTGTGGCGCCACTATTTTTAATATTTGAAGCCATAATCTTCATCTTTTTGGGATCCAAATTTTTTGCGACATTCATCTTATTATATAACCGGTATATTTTCTCCACACAAACAAAGTTAAATAATAATATGCGTAGTATATAAATATGGGAGGCGGTCTTTTAAATATTGTGGCATATGGGAATCAAAATGTTATTCTTACCGGAAATCCCACCAAAACTTTATTTAAATGTGCTTATGCGAAGTATACGAATTTTGGACTACAGAAATTTCGCATTGATTATGATGGGCAACGAACATTACATATTGACTCGGGATCACACTTCTCATTCAAGGTGCCTCGATACGCCGATTTGTTGATGGACACGTATTTAGTCGTGACACTTCCAACCATTTGGAGTCCGATTGTTCCACCAACCGAACCAAATGATGATAAGTATAAAAGTAGATGGCGACCCTACGAGTTCAAGTGGATAAAGCATATTGGAACACAGATGATTGAGCGCGTGCGTTTCACGATTGGTGGGCAGACCATACAAGAATACACCGGACAATACTTGCACAATCTGGTAGAGCGGGACTTTGACGCCTCGAAAAAGGAACTTTACTACAAAATGACCGGGCACACACCCGAGCTAAATGACCCGGCAAATGCGTATGGAAATATCAACACATACCCTAATGCTTATTATACAACAAAAGAGACATCCGAGCAGGGTCCCGAACCTTCCATAAGGACGCGCAAACTCTACATTCCGCTAAACATATGGTTCACGCTGGCAGCAAAAATGGCGTTTCCGTTGGCTAGTTTACAATATAACGAGTTACAAATCGAGGTTGATTTGAGACCGGTTCGTGAACTTTTTGTCATTCGTAATATACCGGATGGAGAAGATAACAAATTCTCTTACTACAAGAAGGCTATTTCCACCGAACCACTTGAGCAATTCTACCGCTTCATTCATCCGCCTCCTAGTCAGAAATTGCAGGATAATGTTTACTATACAGACACGCGAACAAACTGGAATGCCGACGTCCATCTGATTAGCACTTACGCATTCCTCACCGAAGATGAAGTGCGTGTTTTTGCGGCAAATTCACAGACATACCTGATAAAGCAGGCATACAGTCAAACGTTTCATAACATTACCGGTCCACAAAAGGTGAAACTGGAGACCATGGGGATGGTCGCGAACTGGACGTGGTTCTTCCAGCGCAGCGATGCCACACTGCGCAACGAGTGGTCAAACTACACGAATTGGCCATATGACGTTTTGCCTTATGGTGTGGTTGATCCAGATAATTCTGACTATGTTAAAGAAAGTGAAAAAATGACATTGGGTGGCAATAAGTTTGACCCAGGAACGCACGGTAATGGCGACCCGTCCTCATTATTGATTACCGGAGCGTATCAGGTCGAAAATGAGAAGAACATCATGACATCTTGGGGACTGCTATTTGACGGTAAATATCGTGAAAATATCCTTGACGCGGGTGTCCTCAATTATGTAGAGAAATATGCGCGAACATCCGGAAACGGACCTGACGGGCAATACTGCTACAATTTTGGACTTCGTACAGACCCGACCGATTTCCAACCGACGGGCGCAGTAAACTTGAGCAAGTTCAAAGATATTGAATTCGAAATAAACGTTCTACCACCTAAACTAGCTGATGAAGCGAAAACGCTGGTCGTATGCAATAGCGATGGTGATCTTGTGGGCATAAATAAATCGGTATGGGACTTGTATGAATATACTTATGAACTTACCGTATTAGAAGAGAGATATAATGTCTTGTCATTCACTTCCGGAAATGCGTCGCTTATGTATGCGCGCTGATTTTATTTTATTGGGAAATGTCAGATACAATTTACATACATATATTATATCTACATATACATATACATATACATATGAGTGAGTATCGAGATGATGCCGATGAAAGTAACCCTGTTGAGAAAAAACGTAAAACCAAAAAAAATGTCACAATACCAAAAAATCCAGATTGGAAAGGATTTTTTAGTGGATGTTTGTCAAATCTAACACTTACAATGCTTCTTGCGTTAATTGGAGCAAACTTTCTCTACTTGACCAGTTTAGGGTCAAAATCACATGACTATGTCTTCCCATCTGTAGCCAGTGAATATTTTGCAAAGCAAATTGGTGGTCAATGCACGTTTTATGAAAGAGCAAAAAACGGAGTTTTAGGGGATAAAACAAAATTCAAGCTTGGGAAACTAGGGATTCCCCCTTCTTCAGGGTGGCCCTATAGCATGAAGACAGATGATACAATTGATTTCACCGCGCAGGGGTTCAAAAATTGGTTTGCCCTGTCGACATCGGATGTTTTTTATCCTGCGCGCGCGATTATCAAATCATTTCTCGAATTCTTCAAGAAGGAAAACGACAATATGTTCTCATCCGATTTAGTTCAAATAATATTAATCAATGCGTTACTTATATTTGTCGCTCCACTATTACCTTTTGTATTATTAGCATTGCTTGTTGCGGTATTTATATCATTTTGTATGCGTGCGTGGAATGCAGATTTATTATTCTTTCTCTTTGTCACGTTCATAGGTCCTGCGTTTTGGTTGTCTTGTGGTTTGACGGGTGTCATGGTATTACAAGCAATTCTAACGTTACTAGTGTTGCCATTATACATCGACGGGAAAGCGGTATTCGACATTATGATATGTAATGGTTTCTTATTCACAACGACGTTCTTGCTACTTACCACATTTACCGCATCAAAAAATCATCTGCCACCGGGATTAATCGGCGGACTTGCTGCGAGTATTGCGTTAGCACTTTATCGTACATTGAAGAAATAAATACTTCGTATAATAAAATGTATAAACACATACGATAATAATATTGCATTATGGGTAAAAAAAACAGGAAAAAAAACAATAATGATAACAATAATGATAACAAAAATGATATTGAAGGCAGCGAATGTAGTGGCACCAATACAGATAGTAGTAGTCCTAATGACAAAAGCAAACCATTTGTAAGTATTTGCACACCAACATTCAATCGACGGCCTTTTATTTCGGCGATGATTAAATGTTTCGAACATCAGACGTACCCAAAGGATCGCATGGAATGGATTATTATCGATGACGGAACCGACAAAATCGAAGAACTTGTCAAGCACATTCCGCAAGTGCGCTATTTCAAATATGATGATAAGATGGTTCTGGGAAAGAAACGAAACCTTATGCATTCAAAAGCAAAGGGCGAAATATTTGTCTACATGGACGATGATGATTATTACCCGCCCGAGAGAGTTGCGCACTCTGTCGAAACACTTCTGGCGAACCCAAATGCTTTGTGTGCTGGCAGCAGTGCGATTTACATCTACTTCAAACACGTTAAAAAAATGTATCAGTTCGGACCGTATGGACCAAACCACGCTACTGCTGGCACGTTTGCGTTTAAGAGGGAGTTGCTGAAACACTCTTCGTATGATGAAGGTGCTGCGTTGGCGGAAGAAAAAAACTTCTTGAAAGACTACACGGTTCCTTTTGTCCAGCTGGACCCGATGAAAACAATCATTGTTTTCTCTCACGAGCACAACACATTTGACAAACGTATTCTCTTGGAAGAAAACATGGGTAATCAGTTTTGCAAACCACTTGACACCGATGTAGATAAATTCATACTGAACAAAGAATTATTGAGTTTTTACACGGGCGAAATAGACAAACTTCTTGTTAACTATTCGCCCGGTAAACCAAATATGAAACCAGATGTCTTGGCGCAAATAATTACTATTGAACGCTCTAGAAGAAAAAATGCGGAGGAGATGGCAATGAAGTTATCGCAAAATTCGCAAAATATCGGTATTTCAATTACTAATAGTGATGGCGCAAATAAAGACCTCACTAGAGATGATGTGGTCAAACTCCTCCAAGACCAACAAAACCAACTAAAGAATATGATTACAGAATTAAACGCTAGAGGCAAAGAGATAGAGCGTTTGCAAGAAGAGGTGAAAAAGGTCCAGGAACAATCTTTGCAAGTTCTTGACATAAGCGAAGGCAAGAAAGCACCTCTCGCGGAAACAAATAAAACAGATGCAACACATAAAACAGATGCAACAGATTATGTTACAGGTGTTTCGGAGGTAGAAAAAGATAAGGAAATAAGGAGATTACATCGGGTGCTTCTTAAACTGAACGAGAAACTAATGGATATGGACGCGCCTGACTAGTTAGACGCGTCTGCGGGTTCGGGCTCGGATTCAGGTTCGGGCTCAGGTTCGGGATCGGGCTCGCGAGTGTATTTGTCTAAATATCTGTAAATTCGGTTCATATCCAATTTGCTGATATCATTCGGTTCCAAAATCGCGTAGATTTCTTCGTCGGTCATTGTTTCCCGTGCTTTCATAAAAAACGATAGCATATCCTTTTTATCCAATCCTAAATGTTGACACAACTCATTGATGAAAACTGTGTTGTTGTATTCGGTGCTGTATTTAGTTAACACCTTTGTAAAACGAACCTCGCAGGGGTTAAATACCGTCTCTTCTATCTCTTGATGTAGCATGCGATTTGTATGAAACGTTTTCATCAACGAACTCATCTCGTTGAACTGCCATATTTGCTTTTGAAACGTGACCCGGTCTATGTAGTCGGCGAAACACACATTATCTATTACCTTCTGATACAACGGAAATGAAGTATCACACGGTACATCTTCTAAAATGTCCACAACATTTTCGTGCCACAGTAGTCCGACGATGGTTCGGTCTGTATCGTTCATCAATGTCAAATGCTCAGAGATAGGATAGTCGTTCTTCAAAAGTTTTCGGGTTATTTCCTTCGTATCCTCGCTGTAAGACTTTGGTTTCAGAATATTTTGGATAATTTCATTCTTTAAAATGCTTCGTTGGTTCTTGTGAATTCTGTGTATCCCTTGCAACTTTTTCAAGTCTCCTTGAACAAAATCGCGGATACTTATCTTCAACGACGCATCCAGTTCAGGCATTGTATGCGTCAATATTTGTGACACTTGCGACAATGTTGGCGTCTTCAATTCGAATGAATAACACACTTTCATTAGTTCCTTTATTTTCTTGTCTACGTGATAATTGCTGATACAAATGATGGGACTATTTGTGGTCTCCTCTGTCCGTTGCTTCTTGGTTTTTTTGGGGCGAATGAGCCGAATGAGTGCGTTGATACCACCTTTATCACCATTGTTCATCCCGTCAATCTCATCCATAACAATGGCAATTGGCTGCGCCTTTTTCTGAAATAAACTCACAATGTTCTTCTCGGCCATATTGTTTTTAGCGATAGTTTCAATAATTGTTTTATTCCTTATATCGCCCGCGTCGTATCTAACGATATCATAACCTGCTTCCTTTAGTAATCTCATCACAAAACTCGTCTTCCCGCTACCAGGGGCACCATAGATGTAAAATCCCCGCTTATTCAACAAGTCCTTCTTTGTTTTCTCGAAATCTACCAACGCATTCCTAATATCCATCGCAATCTCTTCTCGTTCTAAAATCTTATTGAATATCAGTTGCTCCATGTGTTACTCCTTATTCGAGCGTTTTTATGTCTTTTTTTCCCGTCTAAGTTTTGTTTATCTAGAATAAGAGCATGGACTTTAGACGCATCGTGCTCTTGCGATAAATATATAATGTATGCTATGTAGTCATCAAACGTGAAGTTTTTATACTTAAAATTTTTCATATGTTGCCATCTTGTAAAGTTGTCGTTCAATAAATTGTTAAAGACAAAATTGTTATCTTTCCTCACAATGTGGCGTATATATCCCTCGTATTTGAGGACGGGTATATTTTGTCGAATACACTTTCGATTGGACATGTACAGCGATTTATTCAGAACTGTTCGGGTCAATGACGGTATATAATCGTATATACATTCCATAATCTCTGTCGGTAATAAATGCATTGATTCATCAAACATTATTATATTAACAATCATATTATCAATGTTCATTACACGGTAAAATAACACGGTAAAATAACACGGTAAAATAACACGGTAAATTTGTTTATAAATAATACGGTAATAATAATACCGTATTATTTATAACTTGGCGATTATTATACACTATACACTATACACAATCATCTGTGTTGTTTGTTATACCATCCCATACTATACCACAATCTTTAGCCCACTTCTTTTTCGCACACAGCCCTGAACTTCCAGTAAAATCAAACGTAGAAAAATCTTTCTCTCCCGGACAAGTTCCCAAATTCTTCACATTTTTGCATTTGATTTGTTCATCGGTCGAAGTATTCTTCCAGTAATCAGGACATTCCGCAACCACAGGCGGGAACGTTATATCGGAATATTTTTGTCTATACAACGCTATACCGATGAGGATTAAAGAGAGAATAAGAAGCAATACCGAAACACTCATCACAGTTCTTTGGAATCCGAAACCCATTATATAAATAATATCACATATTTTTATGAATGATATTTATATAATGAATACTCAACCAAAAAATGGTCGCGTGGATATAATGGGACCGAATACGGCAGCGGTGTTCTCATTGAGCGATAGAATCCCCGTAAACCAGATGTCCTCCTACAGAGAAGCGATGACCGGCAACTGGAACAACACGCCTTTGTCGAATGCTTTTTTCTCACGCGCGAATATTCAGGCGATTCAGAACGGTATTCGTATTGGCGTCTACAATCGTTCGAACCAGCAATACCTAATTGGAAACCAGAACGGTGACGAACTGAAAATTATCATGCGGTCGATCTTTCTTCAAAACGCGCAAAACAATCCTGACAACATTCCTCTTCAGATTGACACCCTAAACAACTTGGTTCTAGAATACGCGGTTCATCAAGTGTATGGCGAAGCCGAGGGCTACATGAAGTACAAGCGTGATGCCAGCACTCTAGTAATGCCTATGGAACCGCCCGTCATGACCACGTGCAATGACAAACAACTTCTTTACAAAAAACAACTCTTTTGATTTCACAGACGACAATTTCTTTATCAAGTATTTTCTCTTTAGTATATTATAATGATGTTACTTGTAAAAGCCGCGATTGTTGCTATGATCCTGAATGTGATTTTACCATTGTTGCTTGCTCCGTTTGCCACAGATACCGAGAAGAATGCTTGCATTAAGGATGAGAATCTCACATTGAAAGAGAAGTTCATGGTGATGTTGCTTCACCACAAACATATGCCCGTGATGAGCAGCGCTATTGTTGCGCTGGTTGTTGTTCTCAGTATTGTCATAGGAGAGAAAATGAAGATGTAAAAAAATATAACATTCTAAAGTGCTAACAATATACTAAAGTTCTAACAACATACTAAAGTTCTATCAACATACTAAAGTTCTAACAACATACTAAAGTTCTAACAACATACTAAAGTTCTTAATTTAATTATTATACATTTGGTCTAATAATTAATCACGCAATCACGCTTGTGTATTCACCTACTCTTTGGTGCTGCCTTTATCCACTACCTTCTTCTTGACCTTTTTTGCCGCTTTTTTTGCCACCTTGATTTTAGTAACCTGAAGAATAGCCCGCGTTTTCTTGTATCCTTCATATGCCTCGCGAAGCGTGCCTATTTCTTGAAGCCACATCTGTTGCTCGGTGGTAGCCTTCAACTTCTTCAGTTCGGCAAGTTTAGACTCCTTCTCCTTCATGATACGCTCCACATTCTCTTCCGTCACACTGTCCATCGGCAACCGAACCAAGTATTTGAAGTCCTCGTCCTCATCAATCACATCGTAACCAGACTTGGCAAGGATCGCACACACCACGTCCTTCTTTTTACGCCGCAAGTCTAGCGTGTCGTCCAAGACCTCGGTGATGAAGCGGGCTTTGTTTGACAACACCATCGCCTCTCGCTCCAGAACACCCACCTGATGTTGCTTGCGCACCACGTATGTTTTCATTCGCACCCCGATGTAGTGGTCGATAATGTCCTCGGGCGTCTCGAATTTTCGCAGCTTCTCCGTCTCGTCAAACACGTGCATATTGGTCGTCGTCCGCGTGGTATATAACTTCAGCAGTTTCTCGAGCGCATTACAACCATATTCCGTCTCCTTTGCCCGCAACTTCTCAATCTCATTGCCGGCAAATTTTATCGTGATGTCCACCGTCACATCAGTGCTCATATCCGTATAGTCACGCACAACACTAGGTGCGGACTTCTTCTTCTTCTTTGCTTTGTCCTTGTCCTTGGCGGCAGCGGTAGTCTTCGTGTCCCCTTCAATAAGGTCCTCGATATACTTCTTGTAATCGTCGGTCCATGTGCCCACCGGCAACTCCGTCACGCGCACCTCCTTCGACGAGATGATTTCATAGCATCCTTTGAACAACCATTTCGTCCCCGTATCCGTGACAGGCGAGATGGTGCCTTTGAACCCCTCGTAATACGGGACCAGTTTCGGTTTATCGGCTTCGTTATGGATGCTTCTCTCCACATAATCCATGATGGTTGTTGGGTTATAGCACATGATATCCGTACTGAAACCAGTTCCGATTCCCTTGCTCCCGTTCACCAGAATCATCGGAATAATAGGCGTGTAGTGGATCGGTTCCACCGGCGTGCCATCGTCGTCCAAATACTTGAGGACACCATCGTCTGCCTCGGGATAGAGACTTCGCGTCAGTTTGTTGAGATTCGTGTGGATATACCTCTCAGAAGCCGAGTCTTCGCCACCCTGAAGACGCGTGCCAAACTGCCCCTTTGGCTCCAGGAGATTGATGTTGTTCGAGCCCACAAAGTTCTGCGCCATGCCCACAATAGCACCGTTTAGACTGCTCTCGCCGTGATGGTAACAGCTGATCTCGGATACCGACCCGCTGAACTGCGCGACCTTGATTTCATTCGTCAGACGTCGCTTGAACGCCGTAAACAGAATCTTACGAAGGCTGGTCTTCAGTCCATCCACCAGATTCGGAATGGACCTGTCGCAGTCATACTTGGAGAAATGAATCATCTCGCGACCGATGAACTCCTGATACGTGACCTCCGACTGGTTTGTGTCAAGATAGAGTTCGCGATTATATGCCTCCAACCAGGTCTTCCTATCGTTCGACCGCTTCTTGTTGAACACCATATCAATGGCATCGCGACTCTCTTGGCCGCTGCTTGTGAAACTCACAATCTTCTTCTGGGCGAAATACTCCTTAAACTCCTTGCTTGTCGAAGTGCCGAGTCCCTTGTAATATTTCACCTTCCACCCCTTCGCGTCGTTGGCGCCACACCACGCGTCCCATTCGCCATCGTTGTAAAACGCCAACTCTTTCGCTCCCTTGCGCGCCTTGAGAATGGGGGTATTCATAAACCCCATGAACCCAGGAATGTCTAGGAGCGACTGCCACTCCGCATCGAACATATTGATACCGAGACCCTTGATGTGGCTGCCGTCCAAATCCTGATCCGTCATGAAGAGGACCTTCCCGTAGCGCAACTTCGTGGCGACCATCTCGGCCGTATACTTCTTGCCACTCTCGATGCCTAGAATCTGCTTGATCTCGGCAATCTCCTTGTTCTCCAGAATTCTCTTTTGCGTTTCGCCGCGCACATTGAAGAGTTTGCCTCGCATTGGATACACGCCGATGATGTTGCGGTCATCTTTCGAAAGTCCCGAAACGATGCCCGCCTTGGCCGAATCACCCTCGCAAAATATCACCGTGCACTCTCCGCTCTTATCCGTCCCGGCATAATTCGCGTCGATGAGTTTGGGGATTCCGCGCACGCTCTTCGTCTTTGCGCCGTCCGTCTTTTTGGCCTCCTTGTTTTCCTTGACCTCTGTAAGAGCACACGCATTGTCCATGACACCCATCTTCGCGACATTTTCGATAAACTTCTCGCTCATCTCGCACGTGGTGCCGAAACTGCTGCTCGGAGTGTTCATATAATCCTTCGTCTGGCTGTCAAAGGTTGGGTTCTCAATGTCGCACCGCACAAACAGCATCAGCTGCTCCTTGATGGTGCTGGATTTCACATCCACCTTCCTCTTCTTCTTGATGTATGCGGTTAGTTTCCGAACAAGCTGATTGAGAAGATAATCCACGTGCTTGCCCCCCTTGCCGGTGAAGATGCCGTTCACGAACGAAACCTGGGTGAACTCCTCCTTCGGAGCCATACACACCGCATACTCCCATCGCTCGTTGCCCTCCTCGTATATGCGCTTTGTATCGCTCTTCGAACCGATGTAGAGGTCGACATACTGTTGAAAGTGACTGACTGAGATGTTGGTTCCGTTATACTTCACCTTCACCTTCTTGTCCGTCACTGCCGCCACGTCATAGATACGGCGCTTGAAGAGACTCATCATATCGGGCGAGAGTCCAGTGATGCCGAGACGCTTGTAGTCCGGTTTGAACGTGACCCGCGTAAACGGCTTCTTCTTGCACTTTGTAATGGTCGGCTTGTTGATGGTATTGAGATTGTCGGAAAATCGCTGCACATACTTTAGTCCGCGCACGTGGTCAATGGTTTCGACTTCGCCCCACTCCGACCAGATAAGCACGAGCTTGAACCCAAACCCGTTCTTACCGCCGACAATCTTCTTCTCGGTCTTGTCGTAGTTGGTCGATGTGCGCATGTGCCCGAAAATCATCTCCGGAATCCAAATGTCGTATTCGGGATGCTTCTCAATGTCGATTCCGTTGCCGTCGTTCGTCATCGTAATCACTCCGTCGTCGGTAATCGAGACGTCGATGTAGGAAACCGGCATCGTATTTGGCTTGCACGAATCCATCGCCTGGCTCATGCGAACCTGGTGGTCTCGGCAGTTCACGATCCCCTCGTCGAACAACTTGTAGAGTCCCGGAATGATATTGATTTGCTTGGACACTACAATACCTTGCGCGTCATCGTAGACGTAAGTGTCGTATTCGGTGACCGTCATTGACCCCGTGTATGTATCCGGATTATCAAGGACATGCTGCTTGTCCGTTTTCTTCTGGTACTTTTTAGACAAGGAGTCTCCGGTGGAAGCCATGGTGTTATGATTCCATATATACGCTCTAAACCTTTTCAATTTTATTTATTCGTTCAATAATGATTTGATGTTTATATCTTGGTACTATAATATAATAAGAATGGCGGAATGGGTAACTATTACTAATGGGAATTTACCGCATTTATTAGTAATAGTAAGAAATACAAACTGGACTGATAACCAGTATGGCCACGGGCACATCTCAACATGGGACGTGACCGATGTAACTGATATGAGTGAATTGTTTAATGACTATACCGATTTCAACGAAGATATTAGCGATTGGAATATGGAGAACGTTACAAATACTTCTAAGATGTTTTATGTAGCAACCGTGTTCGACCAAGATATTAGCGGTTGGAATATGGGGAACGTTACAAATACTTCTAACATGTTTAATCGTGCAACCAACTTCAACAAGTATATTGGTGGTTGGAATATGGAGAAGGTTAAAAATACTTCTGGGATGTTTCAACTCGCAACCGTGTTCGACCAAGATATTAGCGATTGGAGTATGGGGAACGTTACAAATACTTCTTATATGTTTGATCGTGCAACCAACTTCAACAAGTATATTGGTGGTTGGAATATGGAGAAGGTTAAAAATACTTCTGGGATGTTTTGGAAATCAGATGCATTCAACCAACCGATTGGTGATTGGAGTATGGGGAATGTTACCGAGACTCCTAACATGTTTCATGATGCAATCAATTTCAACCAGTATATTGGTTATTGGAACATTAGCACAGCAACGCGTAATAATATATTTGACAACAGTAAAATCCATAACGACAACAGTGGTACTTCAGGTTTCTATGCTGGACTTGGTCATAATGGAGATCATTTCTTCAGTAAAAGAATATTAACTGAT